CCAGTGCCCGAAGCGATAACATAGATGTTGGTATCGCCAGCGAAGGTCAGCATATCACCAGCGAGGATCGTGCCAGTACCGACAGCCGCCAAGGTGATGACTGTATCGCCAACTGCATAACCAGCATTATCCGTGGTTGCAGATGCAGCCGTGCCCTTGGTGACTGCATCAATCGCAGCCGATGAGCTGATCTGGAAACCAAACTGGCGGCCAACATTGCCGGAACGCCGCTCTGCATCAGATCCAGCTTGGTTGGCCTGCTGGATGATTCCGAGGTTGGTCAGGTTAAGTTCCGCATTGGTGTCGCCAACATATTGCAGATCAGCCAATGGAGCGCCGTTGTCCTTCAGGATCTTGCGCGAGTTGGTCAGGTCAGCAAGCGTGGATGCGAAAGGCGTAGTGCCAGCCGTGCCATAAGCCCGAGAAGCACCGACACGAAGCGCGTCATAAGCGACTGCCTCAGCGCCGTTTCGGAGGGTACGCATACCCTGCTGGACCATCTGCGCGACCCAATCCTGATCGGTCGATCCGTTTTCAAGCGAACGCAATTGCTCGCCTGACAGATTCCACGAAACCTTTTTGGAATGGGTGATAGCGACTTGGATTTTGCTAGCCGTAGCATCTGCACCAGTGGTGGTTGCTGCTGCTGGCGTGAAATCTTCTTCCGCGCGGGTTGGCGCGATTGGAACGTCAACAGTGTCGCCTTTAGCAACACCTTTGTCGTCAAAATTCATATTGATTGCGGTAACGACGCCAGTTGGTTCAGCGGCGACAATCTTCGCGGCACTGTAAAGAGTCGGCGCGATTGCAGTGAGGGTGTTTGACATTTAATGCACTCCGGTCGGTTGAATTGCAAGGTTTGAGCCTTGTCAGCGCAACTGACGGGGCAGTACCGGCGCAACCGGAATAAAATTGATCGGACCGCAGGCCTAATCAACAGCAGATAGAATCTATCAAAAAAAATTATTTGTCAAGTATGTTTTTCAAATGGATTGACGCGGCCCTGAATTGTGAGGGCCGCGCCATAGTTTCAAGCGGCTTCTTCGGATATTGCGCCGCCAGCATCGAAGAACGCAGCCCGATCCTTAGCACCCATTGCGTTAAAATCGGATTGTGAGGCAGTCTTGCCATCACCGCCGCCCTTGCCGCCTGTACCGCCTCCGCCTGAATTAATCGGAGCGGAAACGAACTTCTTGCCAACATCGCTGCCGGCCCATTCCTTGATTGCCGCTTCCAATTCTTTTTCGCCGTACATGGCTTTCCGAACATCGCCGTCTGCTACAACCTTGACGTTGCCAAAGTGCATGGCTTTTGCAGCCTCCAGATAAGCAGGATCGTTAACGCCTGCATCCGTCAGCGCCTTGATGATGCCATTTTCCACGATCAGCTTGTGCGTGACGCCTGATTCAGCCTCAAGGGCCTTGGTGGCGCTTTCAGACGTTTTGATGGCCTCCTTGGCGTCTTTTTGCGCCTTTGTCAGATCACCGCGCAAACGCTCATTCTCGCTTTCCAGATTTTCCAGATCAGCCGGGTCGATGTCTTTATGTTTGCGCAAGTCCAATTTTATTTTCTTGACCTCATCCAGCAACTCACTGTTTTTGGTTTCAAGGCCGGTTTTTGCATCGGCAATGGCAGCATCAAAGGCTGCTTTGGTTTCGGGATCAGTAATATCAAATGGCATTGGATTAGTCCTTTCAATTTAGTTTACGGAGTTCTTCGAGCGTCAATGTGCGACCTGTCCCGCTGATCAGATCGCGCAAAGTTATGGTGCCGTCCCGCCAAAGTGCATCCCTGCCCTTGCCGAGAACATCATCGGCAAAGCCCTTGGGTTGGCGTTTCAGAAAGGCGGCGACTGAGGTGTCACCGGCGATAGGCCCAAGCGATGATGCGCGCTCGCCCGGTGATGGTTCGTCAATATCCAGCCCGATCTCGCGGAATGTTTTTGTGATTGGCGTTAGGATACTTCGACAATTCCAATGCCGCGGCGGGCCACCGTTGAACGGCAGCGTCGTGCCTTTGAGCGGATTGCCGTCCAGATCCCACTCGCCGTCCGAATAAGCGATGCAGATGTCCGATGTGCGCCCGTCAAAAGTGGATAATTGCCGCACCCCTTTGATCAGCCGGCTGTTCTTGCGGTAGGTGGCGAGGCGCGAATGATTGGCAGCGGTCTGGACCGATGTATGAACCAGTGCCCGGGCTTCACGGCGCGATACGTCCATGATGCCAGGCTCACCGCGCTTGCCGACTATTCGTTGAATTATCCGTTCGTTTGTCTCGCCGTTGACAATACCCTGCTGCAATTGTGCCGCGAATTTAAACGAGAGGCCATCAGCCTGCTCCTTCCACCAAAGCGAAGATTTTGCGCCTTCGATCAGAACGTCAGTCGATAGGCTGGCGAGCGTTTCGGCAGTTGGCATGACAGCAGAAACCGGAAGTATCAACCCCATCGCCGCCACGGTCTTTTCCGCGACAGTAATCGCTATGCCCTTGGTATCGGTCGAAGCAGCAGCGGCACCATAGCTTCCGGAGATCATCTTTTTTGCCTCTGCATCGATCTCGGGTCTCGGCTTGCGGCTCGCACTGGACAATGTCTTGCTATCGAGCAGTGCCTTGAGTTCGCGGGCCAGCTCCTTGAGTATCTGCTCAACCACAGCCTGCTCACCTGCCGATAGGCGCAGGATTTGCAGACTGTGGCGCAGTATGGCGTCTTGGAGTTCTGTCTCGCTCATGCCGCCACATCAAGAGCCGGCAAAGCAGGCCCACTCGCATCAATCCGCGCCTGTTCATTCTCGAACGACAACTCGGATGCTACAACATCCCCGCGCTGCAACAGATCGAAGAAACTCTCGTCGCTGAGTTTACCGGCCTGCACAGCGGCAACCAGTGCGGTCAACGTCTGCGCGTCCATCATGGCCGGATTGTAATCGCGGTTGAGCTGATAGACGATATCGCCGCTCTGCCCGGCCCATTCGGAAAAAACACCGAGCGCCCATTCCAGCGCACTCGATACCGAGATAGCGATCGATGAGAGGATACTGTTTTCGCCGGTCCGATGGATCGCCGCCGTGGTGGCTGTCTCGGCCTGCTTCTTCTCAGCCGCGAGCATCCGGGCACCAAGGACTGCCATTTGCTGCTCTTTGCGGTCGAGGTTCTTTTCCAGCGCGCCAAGTCCCTGCCCGGTGAATTCCAAATATTGCGCAGTTGCGTTGGGATCAGGGAAAACCCAAGCGGCCTGCGAACCGATGTAGAGTTTAGCGCTGGTGTCTTCCGGAATATATCCAGACACCACGGCAGTAGGCAGCCCGGTGAAATGACAACCGTGCTCATAATCCGCGTTCGTCTGGTAGTGCGACAGGTTGACGTCAACCAGATCGATCAGCGGCGGTTCATCTAGATCGCTGTCAATGCCGTCCGTGCCAAGGATGGCAAACGGGATATAGGCGAGAGGCTTGTTGTTCATGAGTGGATAGAGATCGCCGCCGATCTGAACATCATCGCCCTTGTCGTTGACCTCGAACAATCGCACCCGGTATAGATCGCGGTCGTCCAGATCGAGGACGCGATATTGCGTTTTTTCCTTTTCTTCAAATTCGCTTTCCGCGACCATCACGGTTTCTTGCAACACAACCATCGACAGCGTGTGCCGGTTTCGGACCTGCCTGTATTTCCAGTTGATGATCGATTCCGCGTGATAGACCTGCATCGTTGGCCGGAGTCCCATATCAGCAGCGGTTGCCACGGTGATGCCGGCGACGTTCTCGACAGCGGGATGATCGACCAATATCCCAATGCGGCCAACCTCAAGCACCTCGCCAGCGATTTCTTTGGCCAGCGTGTTAAACGAGGTGCCGGACATGGTGACATCTTCGAGATACACGTCGATCGCGGCTGGATTGGCCATTGCTGGCGATTTACTGAACATCATGCCCAACAAGCCGGATATTGTGCGCCACGTCGCATTATAAAATCCGGCGCGCTTCACATAGGCTTTGTAATCCTCGTCGCTTTGGTCTTTGAGGCGTGACAGATATCTCTCGCCTGCCTTATGGACATCATCCTGCCCAGCGACAACATCACGCGCTCGTGACCATTTCTTCGAATATTTATCATAGTCTTTGTGGGTAGTTTTAACGCCTGTCATGGTTAGATACCTCCGATTGGGATGAGTTTCATTGTCCGGCCTTTGACCGGGTATTCGTAATCTATAAAATATCGTACGGCGGT